TTGCTCTCGGATTTGTTCCTGGATTCGCCCCACCAGCTGCATCAGCTCCCACAACTTTCTTGAACATCCAAGGTTTGCTTTCCTTTAGCGCATTAACAGCCTCTTCAACTCCCTGATAATTCCCGTCCTCATCGAGTGTAATGGACGACTTATCTAAAAGAGCCAATACATCCCCTGGATCATTTGCATCTAAAGCACGTGCAATACTCTTAATTTCTGTATTCAAAATACGCGCATTTGCTTTTTCTTGTGCTTTTTGTGCTGCTTCGGAAGCCTCTAATGCCTTTTTATCAGCTTCTTCTTTTTCAGCCTGCAAACGTTCAATTTCCGTCATTTCTTGTTTTTTGCGCTCTTCTTCAGCTTTTTCGTATTCTGCTAACTTTGCTTTTACGTCATCGTAGTCGCCATACTGTTCTGCTGACTTGTTACGTTCACGTTCTAAGCGTTTCTTAACGATTTCATCTAACTCCTCTTGCGTAAAAGTTTTTGGTGGGTCATCAGTACCAACAGGCTTTTTGTCAGGATCATCACCCGAACTACCATCAGAGAAAAACTGAAGGTCTAACCGAAGTGGGAACTTAGGTGTTTTTTGTACTTTTTCTACAAAATACTTTAATGCTGTAGCTTGTTTTGCGTATTCCATTAGCAAATCCTCCATTTTGAGCCTGTCGGCTATAATTTCCGAAAGTTTATAGCGCCATTTCGTAAGGCAAGTATCACTTTTCGTTATACGGATCCTGAGACTGTCTTTTCAACATCCGCTCTTGCATAATCTCCATGAATTTCTGCTCCGCATTTTCTTTACCACTTCTCGTAATCGCACCTTTAATTGATTCGATTTCGTTTGAAATTTCATCGCCTAACTGTTCGATAAGTGCTTTTTGATCTTGCGGTAACGGTAAACCGAAAATAATCTTACTAGCATAATAGTTATCTACTTTTGCTAACATTTCTTTATCGTATTTGAATTTGGAGTCATCCTTCCTAGCTTTCATATAACGTAAAATATACTCATTTAAGGTTTGTAGGCGTGATTGCCATATAACCCATGAGCGTTGCGTTTTCGAAATGATGTTACTGAATAAAAGCTGTACGGCCATGTCATTTATACCGCCTGTATTCATATCCGCGGTATTTACCATTGGCACTTCTGCTTTTTCATGTAGGCGTTTCTGCAATCGATCCAGATAAGCTTCAATGGTTTCTTTAAATCGGAATCCACTTTCCAACTTTTTAGCACTAGGTTCACCTGCATCTTCAGCGCCGTCACCTAAATCCCATTTCGCACCAGGTGCAACTTGAAGTGGATTCTTCGGATCCTCATCTACATTCGTTAACAACGTAATAGCAAACATTTCAAAACGTAATGCGTCCGAGTAATCAGACATTTTTTTATCGATTTCATCAGACAGTTTAATCGTTTTTTCAAGCTCGCTGTAACCTGTCGTACGTTTACTTAGTTTTTCAGTCGGTACAGGTACAACAGGAATAAAATCGATACCCATTGATGAGCGTTCAACCCTATCCTCTTGTTTTTCTAAGTCACCGTTGTATACAGTCTCTTCAATTTCACAGTCGTACTCACCAGTCTCTTCACGCCAAACTAAGTAATACGATAATTTCCACATTTTCGTTTGTTCTTCATCAAGCCATGCAATAAAATGAATCTCTTCCAGTTGGTCTATATCCCAGTCGCTATACTTTGCAATAACTTCTGTTGATGGATGCCAAATAATCTTAAATTCACCACGACGTTTATCGTAGTGAAGACGGGCATACACACCAGTTTTGGAAATAGCCCGGTCTTTCGCTGCTGCAAGTAATTTCTCATGCATTCGGTTGTCATCCCAAACCCATGTTAATAAACGCTCTTTTGCTTTTGCTCTACTATTTTCCGCTTGCTGTTCTTCGCTAGGTTCATATCCTGATTGAATCATAAGTGCCGGATCATCTATCACATCAGGAGGAACTGTTACTTTTGGCTCCTTTTCAAATTGCCATGCCGCAATCATATTTACGATTTTTTGAGGATAATCAAGTTGTATTTTCGTAGGTTCATAATCTAGATTGTCAGGCTTTTTGTAATCAGACCATACATTTAAGTCACCGTCATACCGTTCATATAACCGAACCTCAGCCATCATTCGTGTCCACTCAGAATCACCAAGCGCGGTACGAACTGGCATTACAATTTCCACCGGATTCATAAAATTCCAATCCCCTTGTACTCTCATTCAGGTCCCTCCCTTCTTAATATCTTGAATTTCCTGTAGTTCCCGCTTTACGTCTCGCACGTTTATACGCAATAGAAAAAGCCATTTGAACCGCATCCGGACCATCATCGTGTGGATGCATCGGATACATTTCAAATTGCTCCAATAAAGCACGTAAATGTTTCATAAAACGTAACTTACCGCTCTGTATATCCGGTAATAATGACTCAATACGTAGTGCTTTTCGTGTACGTTGCTTAATTTGTTTCAAGCGAGTCGATGAAGGGTATCCTTTCTTTTGCAACGCTTCGGCAACCTTCTCAGCAAACCACTCCTGCGCTTGTTGTGCCTCTACCGCAAGTGCTTCGTATTGATATTCCAGCGTGTATTCCACAGCCTTTTCTAGTAACGTATTCGGATGAACACGCTCCATAAAAATATCTATAACGTAACAAGTACCTGTTTCCACGTTTTTTGCAAGTGTAACTACTACGCTATAGTCACCTTTTTCTTTTCCCATTGCAAAATCGACTGCACCGTAATACAAAAGTTGTTTATCTTTTAGATCACTTTCAGTACAGTACGTGAAATATTTAGGTTTAAATATCTGTCTTTCCTCATCAGTCGGGTTGCATAAGTACTCCTGATTAAAAGCTTTTGTTCCGTCATCTTCCCTAATTTCCATCAAATCGATGTAAGGGAAATGTGATGGCCATAACGTTTTTGTACCTCGGAGCATTTCTTCTTTGTTCTGCTCATAAAATTCACGAGCACGATCCGCCGATTCTGGATCATCTATTTGACGAATTTCACGCCATTCTTGCCATAAATCTTCGCGCTCTGACCACTTTAGAATTGCCGCGAACGATCTTGATACGAAATCACGACGGTTCTTAATAACGTGATGCAATAAACTGTCGTAACAAACGATGGTACCCATATAAATACAAGCACCCTCTTGACGACTCAAACCTGGTAACAACTCTTCCTTGAACCAACGTTTGTTTTTTGCAATCAAATCAACTGTCGCGGTATTTTCTTTACTCTCCAAATCATCCAAAATATAAAGCTGAACCCTTTTTGAACCGTGACGTAATCCACGTACCTGTGTCCCGATACCTTTTGCTTCGACTTTCGTGTTCGTTAAAGTCACGAACTCTTTATCGTTATCTACTTCATTTCGGCTCTTTTGTTCATGAAGCAAAATACCGAAGTCCTCACGTAATTTCTCGTTGTACTTTAACTGATCACGTGCCCATGATATAAAGTCACCAGCTACATCGGATGTCTCAGAAATCAAAACAATGTACTGCTTTAATCGATACACGACTTGATGACACAAATAACCGTTACTCAGATAAGCTGTTTTCGCGTGGCCACGTCCTACACTCCAGGCTACTTTTTTCTTTTTCTCCCTACCTGTTGTGATGTCATCTAATAGCCCGCATAACGTTTGGTGAAATTCTGCAGCGTCATCCATCGTTACTCCAGCTGGAATTAAGTTATCCGGATTACCGGGATTCCCTTCTTCAGAGAAATACTCATACATGAAATACAGCATGTCATGTTCCCCGCGGTGCACCCTTTTTAACTTTTCTAGCTCATCGATGTCAGCAAGTAGTGTATCCATGTAATATCCTGTAGCCTCGCCAGTTTCGTACAACTCCTGTAATTTCTTTGCCCTTTCTGCTACAAGATTGATACGCTCCTGACGTTCTTGACGGGCTAACCATTTACCGTCTATATATGCCATGTAGCCCGTCCTCCTTTTATTCGCCTGTTAATTTTTTTAATTTCTCAAGCTGTTCTTCAATTTCAGCATTTGTACGAGTTGCATTGCCTAAATCACCCTCGATTACTTTCTTGTCAGTCAGTAAACCGAATCGCTGCATGTACAATTGCATCGCTTTTACACTTGGTTGCGGTCCTAAGATTAACTGCATTAACTTGCTATAGACCTGCTCTCGCTTCTCTGCAAGGAAACTGTCAGCCACTTCGCTCTTGAATGCAATAAAGTCTTGATTCTTAGTTCGCCACTCCCAAAGCGTTGTCCGATTAATGCCGAGTTCATTCGCCATTTCGTCTTGGGTTCTTTTTTCCTCGTTATTCGATTCCATCAACTCGTTTTCTACAAGTAAGTACGCTGCTTGAATTTGTTTAGCCGTGAGTTTCTGCTTTAATTCGTCTAACTTAGCCATTGTTTCGCTCCCTTTCTTCGTGAAATAAAAAAAGGCAACCGATTTAGTATCGATTGCCTTGAAACTATTAATATTTTCATAACATAGCGTTTATTTTTTATTTAATGAATTTACTATATTGTTAATATAAACTCGAAATTCATCATCACTTACTTTATTGTGTCTAGCATCATACGTTGAACTAACTCGATTGTATAGTGCATATTTAGAAAAAATAGCGTAAGAACCGCCATTAATCCCTCTATGTACAGTACGTGCACTATCAGGAAGTGGAATTGAATTTCCATACTCGTCGTAACCTAGATGGCCAATCTCCCGAACAGCATAATCTACATACACACCAGCTTCAAGTTCTAGAACTTCTTCTCCATAATAGCTCATAGACCATGATACTTCCTTATCAAGTTCTGATTCAAATACTTGTTCCACTGGAGTTGTTTCTTCATAGACACCACTAGCTTTAAAAGGCTTAGTATTTAGTCTAAAATACCACCATTCAGGGTCTTCCCCTACTTGGTGAAAAGTCAATGAGTCGGGGTTTACTATATATGTAGTACGGCCTTCAAATGTTAACTCTATACGACCTTCTTCATGTGATGCTGTGGCTCCATGTAAATCTAAGCCACCACTTGTAGGTAAAAAGGTATGATTATCCGCTTCATCTGTACCAACCGCATTTAAAATTTCAATTATCTGGTTGCGGTCAGTAATTTTAATTAAATCATTTTGGTTTTCACCAAATACCCTATGAACCATTTCTTTCCACAAAACTAACTGCTTCTCTTTTGTTTTCGCATATTTCTCTTCGTATGTATTCACGCTTCTTCCTCCCATCTCATTTCCTACAGAAAATGTAAGTTAAGTCCTGTTAAGTATACCATAGAAGTTACGCATTCTTTTAAATTTTCACTAAAATCCCACTACCTGAGTTTCAAAATCATGGCGGAACGTTACGGGCGTCTGCCAGCCCTTAATCAAAATTGCCCTCCCCCGGGGGATTGAATTTTTTGTGACCAAAAAGAAAAAGCCGGAATTATTCTTCCGACTCTTTTTTCTTTTTTGCTCGTATTAATGTACTTTTACTTATTCCAGTCATTTTTTCTACTTGCGTATATGAATGCTTATCTAATAAGCCTAATGCATGCTGAATTTGTTTCTTGTTAAACTTCTTCGGTCTACCTTCTCTGAAGTCTGCACGTTGTTTAGCGATAGCTTTACCTTCTTGTGTTCGTTCAACAATCATGTCACGTTCAAACTCAGCGAACGCGCTCATTACATTAAAGACCAGTCTCCCTGTAGGTGTATCCTCTATCAGTCCCATGTTTAGCACATGAACCTTCACACCTTTTTCAAACAGTTCTCTCACAGTCTGTATCGCATCTACAGTTGAACGAGCAAAGCGATCCAGCTTAGTAACTACCAACGTATCACCTGACTCCAGTATCGATAACAACTCCTTAAACTTAGGTCGATCGGCTTTTGTTCCCGTGAACTTCTCTGAATAAATCGTATCGCAACTTTCCTTCTCCAACGTTTGGATCTGTGCTTCTAAGTCTTGGTGAACCGTACTTACCCTCGCATATCCGTACTTCATTCATATCAGCTCCATTTCAGGTCTAACTAATGACACTAAGTTAAGACACCGTTTGATACCTTGATACTATCACACCTATAGCTTAGTGTCAAAACCTTTAAGTTATGGAACTGGTTACACTTAAATTTCAATATTATTAGTTACTCCCAAAATAAAAAACGCTCCCCAATTTGAGAAACGTCATTAAAAAACGAACCTAAAGCTAATCGTCAAGTAAACCCCACTCTTTAGCTATTTCAAGTCCTGTTTCTATGTCATCTGGTATATCATTAGTGTCAAGTTCGTTCAACGCTTCTGACATTGATTCGTGTTCATTTTCCCACCAATCCATTAATTCATCTTCAGGATCTTTTACCATCAATACCACTCCTTAAGAAAATATAACCATTAATATTTTTATAACGACGATACCCCCTGAGTTTTAAAGACCTGTTTCTCTCAGTGAGCTCGGCTGATAAAAATACCTATAGATTATACCTTTTATGTTGGCAGTGGTAAAGTAACAACTACAGTAGTTACCTCAGTTCCTACCTACTATATACGCCACAGTCAGTCCAATCCAACGAGCATAGAAAAAGCCAGGATACCTATGACGTGGTCCCTGGCTTTTGACATTATGAATATATGGAGGATATGTACACAGAATACCTATTCTAGCATAAATTGTACCTAGAAAAACCCTACTTTGTCAAGTCCTGTTCAACTTTTTTTATTAGCTGGTTCATACCCACCATATCACCATTGATAATCCGATAGAGCATATCTACAGCTTTATCACAGTACTTATAGTATTCATTGGCGTGTATATTCAGCTTATGCAGTATACGTTTCCTCGGAATCTTCACCACGTACCGCGCTATAACAATATACCGCATGTTCTTCGGTAATTGTTTAACAGCCTGATCCAGCACAATCTTATTCAGTCGCCCATCACTTTTCCCGTCCTGTGCATTAGGACCCGTAAAGCTAGGCGGCGCATCTGGGAACCGATCACCTACAGCCAGTGATTCATAATTCTCCAGCCATAAACGTATCGTCTTCTTTGAAACATAGCCATCAATTCTGGTCATCTCCGAACCTCCTGACTCAGAAAATCAAACCCCTAAAACAAACACCTTAAACCATTAATAGTATTACATACTATATAACTATTAATAAATACTACTATATATATAATATATAATTATTAGTTATATATTTATATTATATATATAAGGTATATTTTTTTAAGGGGGGGTTCTTTTTTATTTTGTTTTTCTTTTTAAGTACTGTAGTGTATTAGACCCCCTCCTAAAAACTTTTCTTTTATATATTTTTATTTTCGTGTAATCAGCTGTGAATCTCCGAATCTCGAAACACGTGCCACGCCGCTGTTGTCTCATAACCACGTAGCACCGACTTTCCAGCTAGGAGAAACCGTTCTTCAGTCACTTCTGTTATCAGTCCTTCTCCAGCATATACACTACCCTGCTCTGTCTCGATATCCACATCATGTAACTGGTTCGTGGCAACATATTCGCATGTCCCGTAATCCACAACATAGAGACTCCAGGTAAGCTTCCCCGTAACAACTCCTTCTTGTACCGTCACATACCCATCGTAAAACGGAACGTCTACACCATCGATTTGTAAGTTACGGATTTCCTCAGATATCATGTTCCTTACTCCTTGCAGCCACACGTTCTACGAATCTCAGTTGTTGTTCAATATATGGATCATCTTCTTTCCCGCCACTGACAATCCAATCCTTAATCCGGTTTGTTACATCTTCTAAAACATCAATCGGTATTTGTGGTGCCAATTCCGTGATACGATCCATATAACTCACTTGCGTCTCTCCTTTACATTACAACTAAGAACATATATTCCCTAAAAACAGGACTTA